ACGAAACGGAAGGGGGTGAAGATAAGTGACCGTTGAGGTTGGTGGTGCAGGTACCTTAGGTGTCGCGCCTGAAGTGACCTTTGGTACTTATGTTGCTCCTACGAAGTGGATTCCTATTCGATCCGAAAGCCTAAACTTGGTCGAGGAAAAGATTTGGCGTACCAATATTAGGGGGCTTGCGGGCCGAAGCGGAGCGGTACAGGGATATACGCACATCGAGGGTGAGATTACTTTCGAAGTGACACCTGATTCGCTAATCTACTTCCTGTATGCAATGCGTACTACTCCATCACGTACTGGCGCAGGACCGTATGAGTATACGTTCGTTCCTGCACACGTAGCTAAGACGACGACGGCGGCAGGAGTCACAAACCGTAAGACTCTTTCGATCCTCGTCAACCGAGGCAGTAACCCTCGCGGGTACGTTGGCTGTGCGGTTGGTAGCTTGAATTTGACTGTTGATAACGGTCTTATGATGGCTACAGTTAGCGTCGTGGGATCAGACGTGGCTACTCAATCTGCCGGTTCGCCTACATGGTCTACGGGTGAACCGCTTGGTCCTGGGGATATTACGCTTGAGGTTCCAACGGCAACTCCTAGGGCCGACGCTGATACGTTCAACTTCACGATCAATGATAATCTTACCTTCGCTAACCGTCTTAATGGGCAGCGTAAGGCTGCGTACAACAATTGGGGCGAGCGCGAAACTGCATGGAGTTACGAATTCGATTACGATACTCAGGCTGATTACGATGCCTTTATCGCGCAGACGATCCGCTCTATCACTCTAAAGGGTATCCTTAGCGGTACTGAGGATATTACAGTTACGACATTGACAACCGCGTCGGAATCTCATGTTACTAACCTGTCATCGCTGGGCGACGTAAACCGCGCTGTGGTCGAAGCTCACGCTTTCCACAGTACGGTGAATGAGTATTCGGTCGTGGTTAAGACTGCCGAAACTATGACATAATAGGCACTAAAGTAGGGGGAGAACATGCCTAACGCAACTAGTAGCTCTAGTAAAACTGAACACTTTGACCTTAAGACCCTGCCTGACGGGTTTGTTGATCTTCGCAAGATGACTTATGGTGAGATGCTTCGCCGTAGGGATATCGGATCAACTATGCGCGCCGGGCAGGGTCGTGGTCGAAAGGCTGGTATTGAGTTTGATACCGACTCACTTGAGATTCAGCACTATGAATTCTCACGTTGCATCGTCGATCATAACCTTGAGGACGAGAGTGGTAAGCTACTTAATTTCAAGAACACAGCGGATATCGTCAAACTTGATCCTCAGATCGCGTCTGAAATTGAATCATTGATTTTTGAAATGAATCAACCCCCACAGGATGATGACGAAGATGATGTGCCCAAAAGCGGAGAGGTTTCGTCAAGCGATTCAGTACCCGACGAAGCCACAGCCGGATTGGGTATTTGAGCGTATAACGATAATCAATCTGTGTCGCGTATTACACGTTATGCCTAGTCAGATACTAGACGAAGATGCGAGTTGGGTAGAAGATATGAAGCTTATTCTCAACCTACAGGGTGAGAAAGCGGAGCGTGATGCTAAGCCCGCGTGAGCTAATGATCTTGGAAATCCGCGCTGAAGATCGCGCAAGCGCGACTATTAATCGCGTTGGCGGCAGCGCACAGACATTGATGGGAACCCTCGGCAGGGGTTCCCTCAATGCGTTTGCTTACTCGCAAGCTTTTGACGCTGTTGGTCGTGGAATGACCCGTGCAGGTATCGCTATCATTGGGGCTACAGGCGCGGCGGTCAAGTCTAACCTTGATTTCAGTCATGCGATGGCCCTGGCTAATACGCAGGCACAGCTAAGTAAGAAAAGTTTGGATCAATTATCCGTAGCGGCTCTAGAGGTTAGCTCTAGATTTGGAGTAGCAGGAACCGAGATAGCAGAATCATTGTACGATATTTTCTCGACCACAGAACAAACAGCGGACCAAGCTATCAAGTCGGTTAACGCGCTATCTAAGGCTGCAGTAGCCGGTGACGTGCAAATGCGCGAGGCTACCCGTGGTGTTGTGGATATTCAAAACGCCTTCGGGAAATCTGCAGGTAGCGTAACTGATGTGCTGAATAGACAGTTTGCTATGCTGCGTATTTCTGGTGGTACGTATGGCGAGCTAGTAAACGCATTCGGTAACGTGATCGGTTCAGCTAAGGCTACGGATCAGGCTCTTGAGTCGGTGTCTGGTTCTATCGCGTTCCTGACTCTACGTGGGCGTTCTCAGGCTGAGGCATCCATTTCCGTGTCGCGTGCGCTCGACCAAATCACACGATCCGCTGGGGATATCAAAGATGTTCTAGGTGTGTCGGTATACGATGCTACAGGTAACTTCCGCCAATTGAACGACATTATTACCGATATGGGTAAGAAGATGGCGGATATGACTACGGAGGAACGGTCTCAAGCATTCGAAGATATGTTCGGCGCAGGGTCGATTCAGGCTAACCGATTTTTCCGTACCGCGATCCCTCAGTTTGAACAACTTAATGCGTCTGTTGCGCAGCTAGAGGGTTCTAAGGTTGGAGGGGAACTTGCTAAACAGTTTCAGATTATGAAACAGCAAGACCCTAGCTTTGTATTTGAGCGTTTGAAGACTCAGGTTACTAACCTGGGTATTGCCTTTGCTCACGAACTGATGCCCGATCTATTAAAGGTAGCTGATTGGTTAGGCCGGTTAGCTGACGCCTTTAATAACTTAGACCCTGGCACTAAGAAACTTATCGCGCGAGTGGTTGCTTTGGGTGGAGTGTTCTTACTGGTTGGTGGTAAGATACTTACCTTTGTCGCCACAATGCTACGCCTACGTTCTGTGTTCCAGCTAGCCGGTATTTTAAATAATGCGTCTAAGGGTGTTGGTATATTTGGTACGCAAACTGCAACCGCTAGCAAACAGGTTGGGACCGCTGCGAGTAGCACGCAACGATTTGGTAGGACGCTTTCCTTTTTGAAGGGCGTTGTAGGCGCGGTAGGTATCATGGCTTTGGTTTGGGGTATTGAGCAATATATCTCAACCATTAATGATGCAAACCAAAGATCAGATGTATTCTTTGATAAGGTCGAAGCGGGTAAGAAAACCTTTGGCGATGTTACCGCCCGTGTAGGTGACCTTAGCGCAGAACTGGATGCTTACGCTAATCGCTCTACTTGGGATCAGCTTCAGGGTGTATTCTCTGGCGATCTATTAAAGGGTGAGGGATTAGAGACGGAGATTAATCGTCTTAATGATCGCTTGGCCGAGCATAAGCAAGAGATTCAGACAGTAGCCGAATCGTATCTAGGGGCTAGTCAGGAAGCTAAGGGTTGGGCCAATGCTATAGCGGGTGCCGAGGCAGGTACTAAACAGCAAAAGGTTACCCTTGCGGCTATGATCGGTAACCTTGAGCGCATGGGTGTTGAAATGTCAGACAGCGCGCGCTTTACTATGATGGCATATCTGGCGCAGGGTAACTACAACGGAGCCTTGAAAATCGCTCTTGGATTAATGCGTGGAGTTACTGGTGCATTGAAAAACTTGGCTTCCTCACAGGAACGCACCAACGATAAGGTCGAGATTTACAACCAGAAACAGCAACGATCTGAACATCTTACGCGCGGTACCTCTAAAGCTGTAGAAGATTTTGACCGTTCTGTGCGTAATGCTAGTGGGACTGCAGATACCGCAGCGAATTCCGTCCAACGGTGGGGTTCACAGGCACAGAGTGCGGGTAACAAGGTCAAGGGAGCCACCGATAAGGCAAATGATTACGTTCAAGGATCGCCCTACAACGCTACACTTAAGGCGGTCGATCAGGCGTCATCTACCATCGCTAGTGTTGCTGCTAAACTAGCTGCCATCGCTGGCACTACGATTGTTAACATCGCTGCTAATATCATTGGTGGTAGCGGTGGCGGTGTTATAGGTAACGAACAAGGCGGCGTTGTTGGTATGGCATCAGGTGGTATGCGTCGTGCGTCGTTTATTTCTCAAAGACCTACGTTTTTGGTTGGCGAAGGTAACTACTCTACATTTGCCGGAAAGGGTGCCGAGGCCGTTATTCCGTTGCATAGTCGCGGCTTGAGCATCCTAGCTGAAGCTGTACGTAGAGGCATTCAGGATAGCGGCGGAACGCCTGATAGTTGGGGTAAGACTAAACCCATGAATGTTACCGTTAACGCTAGGACTACTGCAACTGCCGACGAAATAGCTCGTGAGATTGATTGGGCCGCTAGGACTAGGGGGTGGTGATCTAGATGCCTCTAGCCGATTGGGAAATGTCGTATAACGGTTTGACATTCGGTGCGGATCAAAACGTGCGGACCATTAGTGTTGAAGGGCTCGATCCGGGCGCGTATCGCTATGACTACCATGAGAACGTGATGGCCGACGGAGGTTGGCTATTCACTGGCTTTGTACCTGAACGTCATGTGCTTATCTTCGGCGACGTAAGCGATCCGACTCACGCTATCGTACCAACACTTCATACGACGTTTGCGCCACGTACTACAGACCTAGCTCTTGGCTTCAAACTACCGGGCTTTGTCGAAAAGAAAGTCATGGCGCGTCCTGTTCGGTTCAATCTTCCTGTGGACCGAGATTACAACATTGGGTATTTCAAATTTGCTGTTGAGTTAATAGCGGCGACCCCGGCTATTGTGAATGGTCCCTAATTGGCTACTTACGAGTTTCGTATTGCTAACCTGGCGGGTACTGTGCTGGACACGATTCCTGCCCGTAACCCTACGTGGTCGTACACGCTGAACGAAGCGGGTGCGGCTAGCCTGTTCATCCCTTTGAATGACGCTAAGGCCGTGCGATCCTTGATCGATGTTGGCCTGCGCGAGCTTCACGTCATGCGCGATGGTGTTCGTGTTTGGGCGGGGTACCTGTGGTTGGCTCAAGCCCAAGCTTCGGATAACACGTTACGCTTGGGGTTCGAAGGATTTTTCTCTATGCTGTTTAGACGACACGTAGATGCCACCTTGAAATACGTAAACGTGGATCAGTTTGATATCGCATGGAACCTGATTGCCCATGCCCAAGGTAAGACTAATGGCAACATGGGCTTTACTCGTTTCAGCGCGGCGGCGAGTGGAAAGACTAGGGATCGCACGTACCCGTTTTGGGAGCGTACTAACATCGGTGAAGAATTAATTGCGTTAAGTGAGGTTGGACAAGGGTTCGACTTCGAAATCACCCCGACCAAAGAATGGAAAACCTACTACCCCTCTAAGGGGGCTACGTTAACGGCGGATTATGAATTAGGCAACAATGTTGCAACTATGTATCTTGAAGAAGATGCAGGTGAATTGATCAACTCTTACTCTGCAATTGGGGCCGGCGATGGTAAGAATACGTGTATAGCTGTTGCCTTGGATTCTACCTCTGCTGCGGCTTATGGCTTGCGAGAGGCTAGCGGATCGTTTACCAATGTTAAGCATTTCTCTACACTGCAGGACC